GCGGCGTGCGGGGGTACGCCTTCGGATCTTGCCGGGACTGCTTCTCGAGGCCGGAGAGGTAGTCCACCTTGCGGCGGACCAGGTTCTCCACGATGGCGGGCTGCTTGCGCTGCGCCAGCGCGGACCGCTCCTCGGCGGTGAGCTGCTTGCCGTCGTAGTAATCGCGATCGCGCTCGGCCTTCTGGCGCGCGTCCGCGGACGCCATCTCGGCATCCTCGAACCAGCGGCAGAGCGTCGGCAGCATGTCGCGATCAGCCATCCCGCCCTCCCTCATGCCACTTTCCACGAGCCGCTTTCCTCTCTGCCGCTCCGCTCGTAGCGGTCACGCTGCGGCGGCGTCTGCGGGCGCCCGGCATTGGCCGGCACCATCACATCCAGCAACTGCCCCACGAGCCCGAGCGCATCCACCTGGTCGTCATGCTTGCCGGCGGGGAACGCCAGCAGCTCGGCCTCAAGATCCGCGATCCACCGCGCGTCCAGCGGCACACGCAGCCCGTCCAGCGCCATGCGCCCGATGATGGACTGTGCCCGCACCGCCTTGTCTCCGCGCGTCGGGAACTGCCGGCGCGACGTGAACGTCTGCCGCTCGCGCATGCGCCGATCCAAGAATGGGCCAACGCCGGCCCGGATCTGGCCGTTTTCCTCGGCCCAGGCCAGCGGCTTCCACTTCGCCACGAGGTCGCAGAACGCCTCGACCCACACCGACGCGTCGGCCTGCGCGCGCCACACGTCCAGCAGATGCAGCTTGCCGGCCGGGTCCATCCCGATGACGACATGCACCGTGTAGTCGCCGCCGTCTGCCGTGACGGCGTAGTCGGACGCGCCATAGACCCTCAGCCGCTCGCGCGGTGGCGGCGCCTCGCGGAGCAGCCAGGAGCGGCGGAACAGCGAGCCCTCGGCCGGGGCCGGGCTCTGCTGGTAGAGGCTCGACCATGTGCGCGCCTCGGCCGTCGCGCGCTTGCCCGCGAGGTCCGCGGCGTAGCCGTAAGCGTCATCGCCCCACAGGTATTCGCCCGGCTTACGCCCAAGCGGGTCGTCCGGCGCATCGGCCACCGCCGGGATGCGCAGCACGCGCCACCGATCAGGCTGGCGCTCCAGCAGCCGCCCGAACAGGTCATCCTCGTGCCAGCGCGTGCCGATCAGCACCTGCGCCGCGCCGGGGCGGAGGCGGGTGGTGAAATCGTCCTGATACCACTGCCAGACCTTCTCGCGCTGCCCGGCGCTCTCGGCCTCGGCGCGCGACCGCATCGGGTCGTCAATCAGCCCGAGGTCGGCGCGGAAGCCCGCGATCGCCACCGCGACGCCGGCCGCCTTGTATTCGCAGCCGTGGTCCGTGCTCCACTGCTCCTCCGCCTCGCGATCGAGGCCGTAGCCGAGCAGCAGCCCGTGCTCACGGATGCGCCCGCGCACGCGGCGCGAGAAGGACGCCGCAAGGTCGGAGGTGTTCGACGCCGCGATGATGCGGCGGTCCCGGCCCTGCCCGAGCCACCAGGCCGGGAACAGGTCGGAGGCGTAGGTGCTCTTGGCGCTGCCCGGAGGCAGGAACAGCATGAGGCCGCGCGTCTCGCCGCGGGCGACTGCCTCAAGCTCTCTGATGATCAGTCGGTGATGAGTTGCAGGCTTGTGGCCCTGCGGCGAGAGCGCGTGTTCACACCAGGCGCCGAGATCAGCCCTGATCCGTCTCCGGGCCAGCAGGCGTTCCGCGGCCTCGGCTGGCGATAGCGGCAAGCTCGGCATCCGTCATGCTGTCGGGATCGGCGTCCCGGATTTCGTGGCGCTGCACTGGCGCGCCGTCGAGGCGATCGGCCGCCTTGGCGACCATCTCGGCGTGCTTCGGGTGGCCCGGGTCGTTCAGGATGGCCAGCCACCGCTCGGCCGCGATCTCGCGCGCGCCCGCCTCGGCCATGAGGTCCGCAACGGTGCGCTTGCCTTGCACGATGCCCACTGGCCGCCCCGCATTGCCTGGCTCGAACCGGCTGCCCTCGCCCTTGGCCGGGCCGCCCCATCCGGCGCCGCTGGCCGGGCCGTGTCCGGCGCCGCCCGAGCCGTTGCCGCGCGGGAAGCGTCCGTTGGGAAGGCGCTCGGTCATGGCTCCGGCCAACAAAAAACCCGGCAGCCTTTCGGCCCCGGGCGCAACTCTAGACGATGCTCCCGCCTAGCCCGTTTCGGTCCCTGCGTCAAGCGGATTGTTCCGGTCACGCGCAGCCGCTCTGCCAATCCCGCAGCCGCCCCAGCGCCTCGCGGATCAGATCCGCGCCGCTGCCGCTCCGCATGGACAGCTCGCGCTCCATCTCGCGCACCGGCTGGTGTAGCACGACCGCGGCCACGAACACCGCCGACAGCCGCAGCCCCACGGCGCGCAGGCTGTCCCGTACCTCGGCGCGGGCATCGGCCACCCGGGCGGCGTAGTGGCAGCGCTGCCATGCCTCGAGCCGCGCCGCGCCCATGCCCTCGCGTGCGCCCTCGGCCAAGGCGTGCGCGTCGCGGAACCGCTCAGCCGCGACGAACAGCGCCGGGTCCAGGTCCATGCGCCGCAGCGGGTCGTAGCGCCGGGCCCGGCGGATGGTGGCGTTGGGCCTGTCCGGGTCGGGCGCGTCCTCCACGTCCGCGCGCCACGGCTGCGCGCCGATGTCAAAGGCGGGCTCGGCTGGTCGCTCGTAGCGGCGGCGGCGGATGTGGCTCATGGGCTCTCCCCGAACCAAATGACGGAGACGACCGCGCCCCAAAGCCCCAACAAGGCCGCGGCCGCCGCCACAAACACCCGCATGCCGGCACCCCACTCCGCGCCCACCAGCCAGAAGGATAAGTGCGGCAGCCCAGCGACAAGCACGGTCATGCTCACACCGCCGCCGGCCGCAAGGGCGGCTACCCGCATTGCCTTGCTCATGGCTTCTCCCGTTCGCGCCGCTCGCGCTCGTGCTGCGTTGCAAGGAAATCGGCCGTGAGCGCGGCCAGCAGCCGGTCCCACGCCATTTGGCGCTCGGCGTAGCGCCGCACGCGCTCGGCCTGCGCCTCGGGGGGCTCGCTCATCCTCCGCGCACCTCCAGCCCCGTCAGCTCGCGCCGCGGCTTGAGGCGCCCTAGGGCCTCGGCCGCCGTCTCCAGCGTCGCGGCCTCGGACCACGCGCGGCCGGTGCGCAGCGACCGCGCGAAGTCGCGTAGGTACGCTTGCGTCTGCGCCATGCAGTCGTGCCACGCCTCGGCCTCGCCCGTGGTCATCTCAGAACGGCTCATCGCGGCTGCTCCGGCGCGGCGGCGCGGTACTTGGCGATAAGCGCCTCGATCCGCTCCTCATCGAACTCGACGCCTGCCCACGCCTCCAGCGCGTGCATGATCTCGTGCATGAGATCCTCGGCGATGTGGTACGGCACGTCGGCCGCGGGGATGTCGCCCTCTGCCACCGCAAGCATGCTGGCGCCGATGTTCAACAGGACATGGGCGCTGCCGTTGATCTGCCGGCCATCGTCCAGGTAGGCGGCGAAGCCCGGCATCCAGTCCTGCTGCCGCACCTCGATCGTCAGCCGCTCCGCCTTCAGCCTCTCCACCTCCGCCCGCAGCGTGTCGCGCTCGGCTTCGGCCTTCTCCGCACGGGCGCAGGTATCGCGTACCTGCCACAGGAACTTGCAGTTCTGCTCCCGCAGCCGCTCGATCTCGGCGGCGGTGTCGTGACACATCTCGGCCATGTCGCTCGCGTCCCGGATCAGCGGCACGTCGCAGATCGTCCGGCCGCCCACAGACAGCGTGCCGTGGGTGTCGTAGTCGCCCGCCAGCACGGCCCGCAGCCGCTCCACCACATCGCTCATCGCCCTGCCTCCGCCCGCGCGCGCGCGCGTTGATCGAGTTGCACCACTTCCCCTCCATTCGGGTTGCGTCGCCGCTCTGCGCTGTCCCGCAGCTTGCGGGCGTTGTCGGTCAGCCGGTCGCGCTCGCCCTCGAGGTAAGCGCGGTCGTCGTCGGCCAGGCCGGGCGCCTGGAGGCCGCGGGCCATCTCGGCGGCGCGGTCCTCGGCGCGTGCGGCAAGCCACTCGTCCGCGACGACGAAGGCGAAGTCGCGGGTTGGGATCTGGACCCTCACGCGTCGAGCCCCAGGCGTTCCTCGATCTGCGCGACGCGCACCGCCGCGGGTCCATTGCCCCGCGCAGCGAGCTGGCGGTAGTGCTA